CAAGTGAGGGTCTGGTCTGACCGGACCAGACCCTTCTATATTCCTCCTTAGCTCAGTTGGTAGAGCATGCGGCTGTTAACCGCAGGGTCGTTGGTTCGAGTCCAACAGGGGGAGCCATAAAGAGCGGCTTGCCGCCACGTCTGCCGTGACGGCAAGCTCTTTTTATCTTCCCTTGGCTAGGGAACGGTGTATGGGCCTTTAGCTCAGTTGGTTAGAGCAGCCGGCTCATAACCGGCCGGTCCCGGGTTCGAGTCCCCGAAGGCCCACCACATAGGGGTATAGCTCAGCTGGTAGAGCATCGGTCTCCAAAACCGAGTGCCGAGGGTTCGAATCCTTCTGCCCCTGCCAGAAATCATTACAGCGACCGCTGTCTTTGATACAAAAGATGGCGCGGTAGTTCAGTTGGTTAGAACGCCGGCCTGTCACGCCGGAGGTCGAGGGTTCAAGTCCCTTCCGCGTCGCCATTGTTGGGTGCAATCGCGCCTGACACGCTGCTGTAGCTCAGGCGGTAGAGCGCATCCTTGGTAAGGATGAGGTCTCCAGTTCGAGTCTGGATAGCAGCTCCAAAAGCACCTGGAAACTAATGTTTCCAGGTGCTTTCTGTTTATGAAATTGAAAAGAATATTGGGCGGAATTATTTGACCCACACCGTGACCCACAATGCGGGAAAAGGGTCGGATACGGACAAAGACCACCGGGGCAGGAACTCCTGCCCCGGTGGTCTTTGATGGTTACATGACCTGGGACATAAAGCTGCCCATGGCATGCGCAGCGGCGCGCTGGGCCTGCCGGGTGGCGTGGGAGGTGCGCAGGGTGAAGCCCGCGTCGTGGTGCCCCAGCGTGGCGGAGACCGTTTTGAATTGCTGCTGCAATACTCCTGTAAGAAAAAACAGACGGCGCAGTAGTCTTCGAGCAGGAGAAGCTGAACGCCGTCTGGGTTCGACCCTCGCGGCGCCACTCTACCGTGACCTCTGGCATGGACTTGGACAAGGAAGACCTCCGCCTCAGCTCAAAAAAGCTGGTTTTGCCGCTGTTGAGTAGGTTGATTGAAAAAAGCGTTCGTATTTACAGAAGGACTCTTTATGTGGTAGAGTAAAAAAACAAGAGGGGAGTGAGGGCTATGATCAAGCCCAGAGAAGCTTTGCGCACCAGCGAGCTGCTGCGCCGTCTGTTCCGCACGACCTCCTTTGACCGATTTTTGCAGGAGGAGGGGGACAGCGTGTCCATGCCACTCTTCCACGAGTACCTCTGCAGGCTCTGCGGGGAGCGGGGAGAGGTGCGGGAGCACGTCATCCGCAGGGCCGACATTGAGCGCACTTACGGGCATCAGATCTTCCGCGGCATCCGCCAGCCCTCCCGGGATAAGGTCCTTCAGCTGGCCTTCGGCTTCCGGCTCAATCCGGAGGAGGCCCAGCGGCTGCTGACCGCCGCCCAGAAGCGGCAGCTCTACCCGAAGCTCCGCCGGGACGCCGCCATCCTCTACGGCCTCTCCCATAGGCTCGCCATCACCGAGGTGCAGGAGCTGCTGGAGCGGCAGGGCCTCACCATCCTGGGGGGCGTCGGCAATGACTGACCACCTCTCGGACTTCCTTGACGGCTTCTCCGGGGAGGACTACCCCGCCGGATTTCTCCAGCGCTATGAGCTCCTGGAGTGCATGGGCCGGGGGCAGGACGGCGAAACCCTGCTGGTCCGGGACCGGACAGACGGCTCCCTGGCAGTGGCCCGGTGCGTCAGGGGCGGGGAGGCGGCCGCCGCCGGGGACGAGGGGGAGGTGCTCTCCCGGCTCTCCCACCCCGCCATCCCCCGCTTCCTGGGCCGGTTCGAGCAGGACGGCGTCCGCTGCATGGTGCGGGAGTACATGGAGGGGGCGCCCCTGGACGAGCTCACCAGGAACGGCCCCCTGGGCCGGGAGAAGGCGGTCTCCATCGCGGTGCAGCTCTGTGAGATCCTCACCTATCTGCACGGGCAGGAGCCGCCGGTCATCCACCGGGACATCAAGCCGCAGAACGTCATCCTCGCCCCCGGGGGCGGGGTCAGGCTCATCGACTTCGGTATCTCCCGCCAATACAGGGGGGATGCCGGGAGCGACACCGTCTGCCTGGGTACCCGGAGCTTCGCCCCGCCCGAGCAGTACGGCTACGCCGAGACCGACCAGCGGGCCGATATCTACGCCCTGGGGGTCCTGCTGCGCTATCTTCTCACCGGGTCTACCCGGGAGGGGGAGGGCGGCACGGGGGACCGGCGGCTGGACCGGGTCATCAGCAGGTGCACCGCCTTCGCCCCCCAGGATCGCTACCCCGCGGCCGGGGCGGTGGGGCGTGCGCTCCGTCGGTGCGCTCCGGCGCACCGAAAGCGCTTTCACGTCCTGGCCGGCCTGGTCCTGGCGGCGGTCTGCGGGCTGTTCCTCGGCTTTGCCGCAGGGCGGTACACCGACTTCGGCATGCCCCTGCTGAGCCGCCCCGGCGTGGCCTTCTCCGAGCCGCTCATCGAGGGGGCCGTCCGGGCCTCCCTGGGGGTGGACGAGTCCTTTCGGCTCACGCCGGAGCTGGTGGGCGGCGTGGAGCTGCTCTACCTGGCGGGGAACACGCCCTGCGCGAATATCGACACTTTCTTGCAGAAGGTGGACGCCTGGCAGGGGGACCCGGCGGAGGAAGTGCGGGGACACGTCTCCGACCTCTCGGACCTGGCGATGATGCCCCGGCTGCGGCATCTGGGCATCGCGGGGAACGACCTTGCCGACGTGGGCGCCGTGGCCGGCCTGAAAGACCTGGACTGGCTGGAGCTGATTCAAAACCACATCTCCGTTCTCCCGGACCTCTCCGGCCTGGAGCACCTGACCTACGTGGGGCTGGACAGCAATCCCCTGGGGGACATCACTCCCCTTGCGCAGCTCCCCGCTCTCACGTCCGTCAACCTGAACGGCCTCACGGCGGAGGTGGACGGCGCCCAACTGGAATCGCTTCGGGACGAGGGCTGGGAGGGGCTCTTCCTGAACGGCGACAACGACTTTTACCGTCATCTGGCCGTCAAGACCGTCAAGACCCTCCACCTCTACGACTCCCCCATGACCGACCTCTCCGTCCTGGCGGGGGTGAGCGGCCTGCGGGAGCTGAACCTCTGCGGCAGCCGGTTGACGACGCTGGAGGGGATCGGCGTCCACAGCGGCCTTGAAATTCTGGACCTGCGGGACACCCTGGTGTCCGACCTCACCCCCCTGCTGGACCTGCCCAACCTACAGACCCTCTGGCTGGAGGAGCGGCAGGAGCCCCTCGCCGCCGTCCTGGCGGACAAGCCGGGGCTCACCATCCAATACGGCTGATCCACTGAAGGGAATGCGGAATGTGTGCTGAACGGCACACCTATTCCGCATTCCCGTTTGTTATAATTTGATTCTGAGAAGTCCCGTGCTTTTGCCGGAAGTGACCTTTTCGGGGACACATAATGGCAGAAATGTGAAAGGGGAATTTTATGATGCGCAGAATCAAGAAATGTCTCGCTTCCCTTATGGCGGTCTGTCTCCTGCTGGGCCTGGCCGTCCTCCCGGCCAGCGGCGCGGCGGCGGACTACCCCGATCTCCCGCCGGAGGGGGTCTGGTCCCACGACGCTCTGACGGCCGCGGTGGACAACGGCCTCCTCCGGGGGACGGACGGAAAGCTGCTGCCAGACGGCCTCCTGACCCGCTCCCAGATGGCGGCGGTGATCAACCGGGCCTTCGGCGCGGTGGAGAAGGCCGGCCTATCCGGCTATACCGACGTGGCCGCCGGCGCCTGGTACCGGGAGGACATGGCACTGGCCGTGGGCATGAAGACCCTCTCCGGCGACGGGGCGGGCAGGCTCTCCCCCGAGGCCCTGGCCACCCGTGAGGCCGTCTTCACCGTGCTGGCCCGGGCCATGCGCCTGCCGAACGGGGACGGCGCGGCCCTGGCGGGCTATGCCGATGCCGCCCAGGTCTCCTCCTGGGCCAGGGGCCCCGTGGCCGCCATGGTGGCCGGGGGGTACGTACAGGGCTCCGGAAACCTCCTGAATCCCCAGGGCAATATGACCCGGGCGGAGTATGCCCAGGTGCTCTACAACCTGCTTGGCGGCTACATCGGCGCGGCGGGCGTCTACACCGAGATCCCCGAGGGCAACGTGATGGTCAACGCCCCGGGGGTCACCCTCAAGGGGGTCACCGTCGCCGGGGACCTCATCGTGGGCGACGGCGTGGGCGACGGCGACCTGGTGCTGGACGGCGTCACCGTCCAGGGCCGGCTGGTGGTCCGGGGCGGGGGCGGGCACTCCATCCGCATCGTGAACAAGAGCAGCGTGGGCAGCGTGGTGGTGGGCAGGACCTCCTCCGGCGGCGTGCGGGTCCTGGCTGAGCGGGGCTGCCGGGTGGAGCTGGTCCAGGTGGACGACGGGAAGGACGACGTCATCCTGGAGGGCGCGTTCAACGCCGTCGCCGTGGAGAGCGCCGTCCCCGTGGTGCTCCAGGACGCGGTGGTCACCGAGCTGGCCGTGAAGGCCGCCGGGGCCGAGGTGTCCCTGGAGGGCAAGAGCACTGTCGCCACCGCCAGGGTGGAGGAGAAGGCCGAGGGCGCGGCCCTGACCGTGGCCAGGGAGTCCGTGGTGGCCAAGGTGGAGAGCGCGGCCCCCAAGGCGGCCATCACCGGCCAGGGCAAGGTCACCGAAGCGGTGGTCAGCGGCAGCGGCACCAAGGTGGACACCGCCGGCACCACCCTCACTGTGGACAAGAACGCCACCGGCGTCACCGCCGGGGACAAGACGGTCGCCGGCGGCGAGACCGTGGTGGTGGAGAAGCCCAAGGAGGAGCAGAAGCCCTCCGGCGGCGGGAGCACCGGCCCCTCCTACTATACCGCCACCGTCAACGACGCCGACGGCTTCATCGCCGCCGCGGAGGACGCGTACTGCAACGGTATGGTGGTGGACGGCATCTTTACCCTCAGTGAGTACAACGCGGAGCTGACCAAGCCCCTCACCGTCAACACGGGCAAAAACCTCACCCTGAATCATGGCGCGGCCCTCTTCCTCTCCGGGAACACCCTCACCGTCAACGGCGCCCTGACCCTCGGGGAGGGCGGCTATCTCCGCCTGGGCTCCGTCTGGGACGCCGCCGGCGTGACCCTGGTAAACAAGGGAACCATTTCCATTGCGGCAAACGGCGAGCTGGAGGTCAGCCCCTTCTGCACCGTGGCGGAGCAGGGGACCGTCGCCGTCGCGGACGGCGGCATCCTGAACGGCGTGGATGTTTACCCCATGGGCGGGGAGGACGCGTCCCTGACCTGTCCCGCGCTGTCCGCCCCCTACACCCACTACACCGCCATGGCGAACGTGATGGCGGGGATCGATAAGGCCGTCGCAACGAAGAAAGCCGACACCACCGGCAAGTACAGCTACTACTACCTGTTCCACAGCTACGAAGGGGAGCGCAAGTGGGTGGTGGACCTGAACCAGGACTTTACCGTCCCCGCGGGCGCCCGCTTCTACGTGACCGACAATATCATCTTGCCCATCCCCAGCGGCAGGACCTTCACCGTCCCGGCAGGCTCCCATCTGGATATCGCGGGCACCGTGGAGATCCAGAGCGGCGGCAAGCTGATCAACAACGGCGCCTACCGGCTGGCCTCCATTGGCAAACTGATAAACGACGGAACCATCGAAGGCAGCGGCACCCACTCCGCCGCCTACACCGTCCACGACCAGGCCGAGTGGGAGAAGGCAGCGGCGGATATTGCCAACTGCACGCTCATCGTCGTGGACGCGGGCCAGAACACCATTGAGGTCAAGAATAACCTTACCAAGAGCGGCCAGTACCAGCTCTTCATCAACTCCGGCACCCTGACCGTGCCCAACAGCGTCACCCTCACCCTCACCGACTGGGCCGAGGTGCGGGAGGGCGGAACCCTCACCGTGGAGAAGGGCGGAGCACTGGTCTTGAGTGCGGTTACGGACGGCCTGACCAGCGGCCTCAAGGTGGACGGCGCGCTGAACAACGCCGGGACTCTCACCGTCGGCGCGGAAGGCGGCCTGCTCATCTTTGGGGACGGGGCCCTGAGCAACACCGGGACCCTCACCCTCTCCTCGCCGGACGCCTACCTCGGGCTGGACGGTCACATGGAAAACGGGGGCGCCCTGGCTATTCAGGCCAACGCCGGCATGGATATCAACGAGGGCGGCGTCCTCCACAACAGCGGCGCCGTCAGTCTCGCGGCGGGGGACGAAGATGGGGGGAACAGAGGTTTCCTGTTCCTAAAAAACGGCAGCATTACCGGCATGAAGATCGACGGCATTGAAATCGTGGACCGCTACGACGACCAGACGCGCACCCCAGGTCAGTTCCCCCACGGAACCGCTTACGGCGACTACCGCGCCGAGGTATGGACCGAGGCGGGCCTCAAGGCCGCCATGGCCTCCAACAAGGACTACACCCACTGCGAGGTGGGCCGGGACTGGAGCGAAGACGGGTCGCCCATGCCCACAACCCTCATCCTCAGTTCCGCCGCCACGCTTGAAAAGCCCCTGGACGTGGGCGCGGGCGTCACCCTGACGGCAAACAGCAACCTCACAGTGGAGAAACACCTGGGCGTCAGCGACGGCGGCAAGCTGGTGCTGGGCGCAAACGCCAACCTGTTCCTGACGACAGAGGGCTGCGACCTGTATATCGGCCCGGACGGCACCCTGGACGCCGACGGGATGGTTACCGTGGGCGACTCGGAGAACCACGCCAACGTTAGAGTGGAGGGTACGGGTGCTCTCACCCTCACCGGGAGGCTGGACATTGCCCAGGAGAGCAGCCTGGAGGTCTGCGGCGGCACCCTCGCGCTGAAGGGCACGGCTGTCCTCAAAAACAACGGTTACTTCGGCCTCCTCCGGGGCGCGGCCCTTACCAAGTCGGAGGGCGCGGCCATCCACAACGCCGACTATATGCAGGTGGTGGACGAGTACGGCCCGGATAGCGGGAACAAGACGGTCTCGCTCCCGGCGGGGAAGTTTTTCACCAATGACTCCAACTGGTACGAGCACAACGCCTATATCTACAGTGGCGCGGGCATGACCGCCGCCTTCGAAAGCGGCACGGTCTACGACTACTACCACCTCCGCGCCGACATTACCCTGAACTCCAATCTTGAACTGAAGGGCAGGCAGCTGCGCATCGACCGCACCGACTACGACCCGGAGACGAACGGCGATGCGCCCGTGACCCTCACCGTTCCCCAGAACCTGACCCTCACGCTCAACAGCGGCAAGTTCACGCCCCACGGCGGGAATGAATATGACCGCGGCGGCCTCATCGAGGTTAACGGCGGCGGCAGTGCCCTGGTGGTCAACGGGACCCTGAACTTTGACGGCCCGGACGACACCGTGATCGTCTGGGAGGGCTCCAGCCTGAGCGGCGCGGGGACCATTACGCCGAACGCCGAGGAAGAAAATCACAACCCAACCCCCATCCGCGCCCGGGACATGATGAACGGCAATGGCAGTGCGAATGAAGATGCAAAGGCGGCCGTCGCCGAGAAATTTAACACGCTGGTCCGCTGGGAGGCCCTGGCCGTCAGCGGGGCCGATTTCGCCGCCGCGAACGAAGCGAACAGCGGCTATGACGCCATTATCATTCTCAACGATAAGACGTGCGACCTGAACGATCTCACGGAAAAGGCGGCACTCACCCTAAACAGGGACGTGGAGATCTACTGGGGCGGCAAGCTCGTCATACCGGAGGGGATGACCTTCACCATTGCCGAGGACCACTATTTCTACCTCGCCGGCGACCTCTGGGTAAATGGTGCGCTGGTCAACCGCGGCAGCTTCAACCAGGACGGGGAGGGGAACATCTCCGGCAGCGGTACCCTCACGAACACGGAGGGGGGAATCGTGGAGGGCGCCTTCTCTCCCGATCAGTGGACGGGACTGCCGGAGCGGGCGCTTGCCACAGGGTTTTAATCAGCAAATTATTCAGCACTTCATATTCTCCTGCTGAGCTGCCATGAAGCATAACGACAACAACCGCCGCATCAAAGCAAAGGGCTTGCTGCCTGCGTATTGCAGGCAGCAAGCCCTTTTGAGTGTCAATACCCGGGGTGGTCTGCTTTCAGCCCCTTATACCAATCGGTCCGCAATCTTCTTCGGGGAGCTTTGAATGGGGCGCTCCTTCAGCGACTGCCCGGCATGCTGGAGTTCTTTGCCGGGGCGGCGGCCGCGGCGGTATCCACACGGGTGCTCCAGACGCTCCACGACCGGTATAATCCGCCGGATGACATTTTCCTAAATGGATAATGAGCATAGAAACGCCCTGCGGCCGCGGCTCAGAGCAGATTTTGTACCAACAGCCCGAAGACAAAGGTAACGGCGGCGGTAATAACGGTAGTGACAACCACCTCCCACCGCTTAACGGGCCGTTCCTCAAGCTTGGTCACTTTAGCGTCCAGCCGCTCCACGGTCTCAGTGAGCTGCCCCTGTTTGGCCGCCATCACCTCAATGGAGGTGGCCAGGCGGGTCAGGGCCTCGTTGCTCTGCTCCAGCTTGTCAATGCGGCGGGTATTGCTCCTGGCACGCTGATCGACCTCCGCTACTTTAATTTCGACCTCCTCCAAGTTTAGCCCTCCTTGGTAAGCTGCTTATACACCTGATTGATGCCCGTGGCCGCGAGGCCGGAGACGATGCCCACGGCGACGGCGGTCATGTAGTCCGTGGCCGGGAACTCCGGCATGACGAACATGCCCAGCACGCCCAGCGCGCCGCCCGCCACGCCCACGATGACGGGGATATACTTGTTGTCCAGCCCGGTCGCCTTGACGAGCTGCCCCACCAGGAAGCAGATGACCGTGATGACGGCCACCCCGCCGATGCCCAGAGAAGAAATATCCATACTATGTACCTCCTTTAATCCAGCAGTCCCAGCCGGTCCAGCACCACGGCCAGCTCCTGCCGGGTGATGCCCTCAGCGGGCCTTGTGCCGTCCATCACGCCCTTGTCCCCGGCCTTTTGCCACGCCTCAGCGGCCCAATCGGCTGCGGGGGTGTCCGTGGTCCCGGCGGGCTTTTCAGCCACCCAGGGGAGGCCCAGGAAGTCCAGAATGCCCCTTGCGTCGGCCTCAGCCAGCTTCGCCCGGTAGTCGCCGGTTTTCAGGAGCGCCGTGTCCTCCCGGTTGGTGTGGAACCCGTGCTCAATTATCATGGCGGGCGCCGTGGTCCTGGCGAGGACGGTATACTCCGCGTTGTGCTCCAGCCCGCCGCCCCGGGCGGCTATCCCGGCCTCCCGAACCCGCGTGAGCACCGCCCGGGCCGCAACGTTCCGCGCGGCCGTCTCAGGCCCGGCGCTGGTGTAGATAAGATACCCGGCGGGACTGGTCCAGTTCTTCCCGTCCCCGCTGGCGTTGGAGTGGAGGGACACGAACAGGTCCGCCCCCGCCCTGTTGGAGATGCCGCACCGCTCCGTCAGCGAGGGGTAGCCCGTCCCGTCACGGGTCATGACCACCGTCACCCCGCACCGCTCCAGGTGGGCCCCCACCCTCTGACTCATGTCCCACGCGAACTCATGCTCTTTGTAGCTCCCATCGGGGGAGCCGTTCACACACCCCGGACCGTGGCCGGGGTCCAGACAAACCTTTTTGCCCATGTCCTCCTCCTTCTGCGGCTCTTTGAGCCACACGCACAGATAACTGTATACCTTCCGCGAGGAGCGGATGGTCTCCCCGCCCCCAAAGTCGCATTGAGAGCTGCCGCCGCCGTCCACATAAATAGCCGTCTCGGCTCCCAGCCGCCGCAGCTCGCCCTGCACCTCCTCCAGGGTGGCCGCGTCCTTCGTGCCGTCCCCGGAGCAGTAGAGGAGGAGCTTGTCCCCCGTGTGCGCAATGGCCGTCCTGCCGCGGGTGCCGCCCAGCTCCCCCTTCGGGTCATAGGGGATGCTCCCGGTGTCGCTCACCATGGGGCTGAGCAGCTCCACCCCGGCGATATAATTCAGCCGGGTATCGGCGGGCAGGGCCTCCATGCGGATATCCGCACCGTTGTTCCAGGCGAAGCCCCAGCACCCCCAGGGCGCACGCGCCAGCACCTTCCCGTCCGCCTTCAGGTGATAGGTGGGCTTGCCGTTCCCGCCGTAGAACCCGGCGTTGCAGATGAGGCCGCACCCCTCGGCCTGCTTGACCTGGGCGAGACTCCGCCCGCCGCCCTGCACTATCGCTATCCGCTCAATTGAGCTGAGCGGGATGGTCTTGATGTATTTGCTCATATTCACCTCTGTCATGAATAGTAGACGTAGAAGTCATGGCTGCCGTCAACGATTATCTTGTCTATATGTATTAAAAAGGTCTTGCTGTCGTTTATAAAATAGACCGTGTAAATGCTGTTAATGCTTTCGAAGGTTTCTGTATGCGGGAAGGATGTCGCGTCTGTTAGTTTGTAATTTGATACGCATAGGAGGGTATCTCCCTCTCTGGCCAATATAGCACTGGAAACTTTTATAAACATCCCTTGGTCTTTGTCGTAGTATAATATTGGCTGATATTCAACGGCGTCCCGCCTGGCGGAAAAATTTATTTGTTTGACCTGATCGCCGCCCACTACCGCATTCGTTCGTCCTATCATACAGGCACCATCCCTATGAGGGGGAATTTTCTACACAGCGGGCAGGGCGTTCTATAGCTTACAAAACGCCGTGGTAATTTTTGGTAATTATCATCTCGTTACCTCCCGGCAGTATTCGTTTATTTTCTTTCCCCATCTGTTTTAGCCAATGTTTAAGACAAAGCGTTTATCTGCCTCACTCCAACTAATGGTGCATTGGTAATTGCCGCACCCGACAGATACCCCGCTTGTAAAATTTGCTCCGCTGAAAGTGGCTGTGGAAAAGGGGCTTATGATATGGCTGGGCATACCAGCCGTAAGCGCTACAGTAACGGTGCCTGGGCTTTCATTATTTACAAACAGCGCTACATCTGATAGATTCATCCCCCCCGCTGCCGCATTCGTCTTTCCTATCATCTCTTACGCCCCCTTTACACAAACGATGTTGGGAATGGTAATCGTGGCTGTCGGTTTGGTCTTGCAGTAGATGTACACCCCGCCCGCGTAGCTATCACAAAACGGCGCGAAGTTGCCACCAACTGAATCAGCCGCCCCGAAGGCCACGTCAGGCCGGTGGGAAGCCGTCACGCCCGTACAGGCCACAGAAGCCCGGAATCCGTACCCCTGGGCGCTGTAGGTGCTGTTTGCAGCCCATGCGGAGACGGCTACAGTTTTGTCGACGAAGACCAATTGGTTTTCGCCCGTCAGCCCTACAAATGTGCAGTTTGAATATAGCGCCGTAGTTGATGCAGTAGTCCCCTGTTTGCAGCCGTTTAAGTATTTACAGCTATGGAAGCCGTAGCCTCGGCTGCTGCTACTACTGGTACCCGTCCCAGCGCAGTTTGTTAGTTGAGTGCAGCTGCGGAAGCCGCAGGCATCCGTGTCGCTGCCGTACCCGTCTGTGCTGGCAGTTCCAATGCAGTTTGCGAGACAGGTACAGTACCCAAAACCGTTGCAATAGGTGGCGCCGGTACTTTTTCCGGTGCAGTTAGTCAGTTGGGTGCAATTGCAGAAGCAATAGGAAGAACCATCGCCGCTGCTGCCGGTGGCGATTCCAATGCAGTTTGTGAGATGGGTGCAGTTATCGAAGCCGTATGCAGATTCGCCGCTGCTGGCGCCGCATCCGGTGCAGTTAGTCAACTGGGTGCAATCACAGAAGCCGTACGATTCGGCGCCGCTGCTGCTGGTGCCGGTGCAGTTTATTAATTGGGTACAGTTGCAGAAGCTACATCCGGATCCAGCGCTGGTACTGGAGCAATTCACTAGCAAATCTCTAATCCAGTAATCGTCTGCATCCGGCAATATCTCATACCACAGCGCAGCCTTGTTGATAGTACTAGTACTCGAAAAATTAGTCACCTCAATAATGGCCCCGTTCATGCCCTGGATCTGCTTGACCGTCTGCGGTATCTTGACGCCCTGCCCGTCGCTTCGGGTAAATTTCAGTGTACCACCGTCCCCCACGAAGCACACGCTCACCGCCCCCAGCCAGTCCGGGGAGGCTATCAGCTTTTCAAACTCCGCCTGGGTGCGGATGACCACATCATAGACGGATAGACTGTCCACGTACTCCTTGTTGGCGGCGTCGCGGGCGGCGACAGGCGCAATAAGTTCGTGTATCGCGCAGTCTCCCACGATAATTCCGTTCCCGCCTTCGGCCAATATTCGGACGAGCTCATTCTCAGCGGAAATACTAGCCCCGGAATCCAACATGATTAGGTTCCCCGCCATATTCAAGTCACCCGTCATCGTCCCGCCCGCCAGCGGCAGGCACTTGGCTGTCTCGGCGTCCACATAGGATTTTGGGGCCGCGTCGGTTGGCTCAGTGGGGTCGGCAACCCCTCTCAACCTACACGAGGCATCAGAGGGACCATCCATGAGTTGGATAATCGCATTTGAGCCGTCTGCATCAAAGGATGCTTCCATTCCGGGGCAAACAAACCCATCGCTTGCCCCGATATTTATCCTGTTCGGCACCCATACGCCGCCATCCCGCAGCGACAGAAACGGCGCATCCTTCAGCGTTACCAGCGCCGCGTAAAACGCCGCCTCGGTCCCTGTGTAGCCCGCGTCCACCGCCTGCTGATAAAGCGCCTTATCCGCATACTCCGTAAAGTACGCCGCGTGGTGGCCGTCCAGGAGGTCCGCGTTGAGCTTCGGTACGGCAGTGGACGAACTCACCACCAGCGGCGGCGTCCCCTCCGCAGCCCGCGATATGAGCTGTTCGCCGCTTATGGACTTCTCAAAGATTGCGGTGAGGTCGGCGTCCCACTTGTACAGGCGGTTGTATTTGACCATATTGTATGGAGAACTCCATACGGCATCACCGTAAAACCTAATATCATATACGCGTGCGACACCATCTGTGCTTCCCATCACGGTGTTTCTGTAGGTCACGCGGTATGCGTAGTTGTTTAATGTCTGGTTAGCTCCTCCACCGAAGCTGCCGATGGGGAAATAGATGATATTATCTCCTGTCCATCCTTCTACGCGTGTCCAGTCTTTGACTGCGGTAAATGTAGTCTTGTCCCCAATGGTGGTCCGCTCAATTTTGGCTTCGCATCGGTTCCCGTTTGCGCCAAACCAACAATACATTGCATTGAGCCTTGTATATCGGTCGGTTGGAATAATTGTGACCCGCAGCATTGATTCTGTAGTCTGTGCATTTGCCGGGTCAGCGGCTACGGTGGCGGAGCGTTTGCCGAGATAGAATGGCGTGTTTCGCAGCTCTGCAAACAAACCGAATTTAGCTGTATTCGATGCTCCGTAGTCCTCCCACGTAGCGCCCCCATCGTTGCTGTACTCAACTGTGATAGCTTCAGCAGGCAGTCCGAACGTCTTGTTGCTGGCCGCAGACCCTACCATCGCTGCTGCAATCGGGTCAAGCCCGGCTGCGGTGTACCCCTCGCGCACGATGTCTGACGGTGTGGGTTTCCATGTGCTGGGCCTGCTCGCCGCCTTTGCTTCTACAGCAGCATCGTCCGCATACTTAAATATGTCTCGGGACTTCCCGGCGGGGTCGTACACGCTGGCTGCCATGTCGCCGCTGCCCTCTCCGTCCCTGCCGTTGTACACCGCAAAGGTGGACGTGCTCCCGTCGCTCAGGGTAATGGTGTAGGTGTCCGTGGTCCCCGCTGCTCCGTTGCCGGCAGTCCGCTGGATGGACGAGATGGACACGCCCCGGTCGCCCATGCTGCCCTTGTCTCCCTTCGCGCCCTGTGGGATAGAGAATTTCAGCGTCACCGTGCCGCTTGCATCCACCAGCTTCTCCACCGCCGCCTGACTGCCTGCCGCCAGCGTTACACCCTGCACGCCCAGCGCCTCGATAGCCTGTCGGGCCTGTTCCGCAGCGTCCGCGCTCAGCCCCGCCGCCGTCTCGCTCTTCTTGGCGTTGGTCTCAGAGGTCTTGGCCGCGCCTGCGGATGTGGATGCTTCCCCTGCCTTTGCAATGGCGGTTTGAGCGCTGGCGGCGGCTGTTGTGGCGCTGGTACCGGCAGCGGTGGAGGAATCCGCGGCGTCTGCCGCGCTAACCCCTGCCGCATCCCGTGCGGCCTCCGCTTTACCTTGCGCAGTCTGCGCGGCGGTCTTGGCCGTCTCACTGGCTGTCCTTGCCGACTCAGCTTCGGTCTTTGCTGTCTGCGCCGCTGTCTTCGCGGCCTCTGCGTCTGTTTTGGACTTCGCCGCCGCCGCCGCAGACCCTGCCGCCGCCGTAGCAGAATTGCCCGCTTCTGTTGCTTTTTGGCCGGCCTCTGCGGCCTTGCCCCCGGCAAGGGTGGCCGAGGACTCGGCGGCCGTTTTTGCCGACTCTGCGGCCCGCTGCGCGGCCTGGGCGTCAGTCTTGGACTTGTCCGCAGCCGTGGCGGACCCGGCGGCATTGGTCTCGGATTTTCCTGCCGCCGTCTTGCTGGCCTGGGCGTCTGCCGCTGACTTCTGCGCTGCTGTAGCGCTCCCGGCGGCGGCAGTCTTGGACGCATCTGCGGCAGTTGCCGCACCCTGGGCAGTTGCCGCGTTCCCTGCTGACTGAGTGGCCGACTGCCCCGCCTGCTCCGCGTAAGCCTCCACGCCCTCGCGGGCTGCCTTCGCTGCGGCGGCGCTGACAGCCGCCTCATCAGCTGACTGTTTCGCCCCATCCACATACTGCCTTACGGAATCCTTAGCGTACTGCTTGATAAGCGCGCCCTCGATGCTCTTGGTCTCGCCGCCCTGATACACCGGCAGCAGCGCGTCGTCGGTCATCTGCTGAGCGATGCCGAGTTCAACAATCGATTTGTCCGCCATCTTCCTCCTCCTTCCCCGCCTCTGCGATAATCTGACTGGCTGTGCGGTAAATGCCGCTGAGCTGGACCCGGTTGTGCTCACCGGCCACGGTGATGCTCTCCGATGCCAGCATAATTTGCGTGGCTAACTGAGTAATTTTCTGCTTGTCCATATGGACCTCCTACGTAATACTGTTGAGCGAATCCACCGGCTATTGAGAAAGCACTATATTGAATCAATCCACTGGTTTAGCTTGTCGGCCAACGTAATAAAATAGCTGCCGACAACGGCGTCTCCCGGAGATACGTCCTGGATTCCGGTCGATACACGGCTTCCGATATTTACCTTTAATGAGTTGAAGCGCTTTGCAGTCAATACCTTATCGTTGGCGGACATCAGAGTTTGCTCCAGCGATAAATACTTACTGCCTGGAACGTTCCATGACCCACCGGCGGCCTCAGCCGCCTCAGCCACCTTGTTTACAAGGTCATTCCAGACGCGGTGTGAGAAATCGGTCGTACTGCCGTGGCCTGTTACAGCGTTATAAGCTGCTTTGGTCTGTGCCGTCGAAGCAGAGCCGTTGGAGGCCGTCCAGGTCCAGCGTTCAACCTTTGGCCTTGCATTTGTGGCTTGTTTGGCATATCCGCCTGAGTAGTCATTCGTAACTCCCGTATCGGATGTAAAATTAACAATATAGTTGAACTCATATAAAGTTCCGGGCGTCAGGCCGTAGTATGTTATGTATTTGCTGGTCCCGGAGACGCTGCCTTTCTCAGCAGTTCTAACGTCGCCAATGCAGGATATTTTAAAACTGTTGTACCGGGGGACCTTGCTTGTCCCATAATTGTCCCAGCTTAGCGTGTTCAGTCCCACGATACGCACCTGAATACTGGTCGCCGTTACGGTCCCAAACTCAAGTTCTGCGCCTGATGACTGCTGCCCGCTTTGGCATCCGTTCTGACATGCATCGCAACCCTGAGAACATCCCTGGGAACAGCTCTGCTTGCATTCAGCCACTGTGCACTGGCTGCCGCATGACTGCCCGCAGGCTTGCCCGCATTCCATATCGGCGGTCTCGCAGGCTACCTCCGCGCAGAAGTCGCACATCGGCATAATGCCGTAATCGCCCGTCTCCTCCGCCAGGAACGCCGGTACTCTTATCAGCTCATCGGACATATCCGGCCCACCTCGCTTTGAAACGCTCGTTCTCTTCCCCACCAAGGGTCTCCATGATGTAGACCGCCTCTCCAAACAGCATCCGGCTCCACTCGCAATAGATGCCGGGCACCTTGTGGACATCTCCGTTCAGAAGGTAGTTGTTCGCCACACACCCGCCGTCGCAGATACGGTCCAAGGGGCAGGACGCGCAGTCATTCCCCACCGCCGGGGCGCTGTCGTACTCCGATGCCAGCTTGACGCGGAGGTCATCGCGCACGCCGGTGTAGATGCTGCCAATGGCAGAGAATCCGTCACAGTGGGAAAACAGCTCCTGGCAGGCCACGATATCCCCATTGATGTTGATGCCCGCATACTTCCCGGCTCCCAGGCCGCACTTGCCGCAGGCGGCGCAGCTCGCGGATACCCGCCGTTCCTCCCGCTGGATTGCGGTATTGCGCAGAAGTATCTTGCGAAAATACTTTTCAAGCTGGGAGAAATAGATAGGGTCCCGTTCCCGCCGCATGAAATCTATGTAGTGCTCCGAGTACCGCCGAAGCTGTTCCCGCAAGGTGCTGGTATCCGTCCAGGGTTCAAAGCAATTCGGCATGGTGAAGAACTCTTTAAAGCCCTTCTCTTCCGCATACAGGATGTCGTGATAGAGGCTCTGGGCCGTGTCCTCCGTCACCGTGGAGCGGAACATCACGCCGGGGAAATACTCAAGGATGACAGGTATCTTCTCCTCCAGCGCATCGAAGCTGGACGCGCCGCTTCTCATGGGCCTGTTGTGCTCCTGGGTGGCCCTGCCGCCGTCCATGGAGAACAGCAGACCGATTCCATTGCCGCGCATAAACTCCGCTCTCTCGCGGTCCAGAAGTGTGCCGTTGCTGGTCATGGAGAGCTGAAACCCATCGCCGTATTTCTCACGGACATAGAGCGTCAGCGGAACAATAATTTCGTCCCACATCAGCATCGGTTCCCCGCCGAAGAAGTTGATGGAGGCTTGACCATTCCCGGCCAGGAAGTCCGCCGCGTCCTTCGCGGTCTGGAGTGTCATAAACTCCGGCTTCTGCTCCACGAAGCAGTACCGGCAGGCGAGATTGCAGGAGTTGGTCAGGTTGAGAAATGCAGATGTGATTTTAGGTAGTCTTTCCGTGGTTGTGGCCTCCTTCGCAAAGTTCTACGTGACTATTTTGTAGGAATATGGTAAGGTCTAAGTGGAATTATCACAGTAAGCCGAGCACGATATGAGGGGGGGCAAGCGTCATGCGGTACGCTTATGGAATGTCCTATCCTCAGCTTGTTGGTACGCTGAGGCATTCTGTAAAATTTCAAGATCAGCTCTCTCTGCATTTCACTCCCAACCTTTTTCTAAAAGACGAGTTTGTTGGAAACGTTGAGGGAGACAATATCTGGCTTCAAAAAATAGAACCCGGTTTCTTTAATTTTCCTGGCCGGGTTTTCTCAGGCAAGATATCGCGGTGCGAAGGTGGAGTCACAATCCAAGGAAAATTTAAATTTTACAGCTCGAGTCTAATCCTTACTATTGTGGCCATCTGCTTTGTTACCCTTTTCTTTAGCTCAGGCCTTTGGCGATATGACACGAATGGAATTGTGGTGAATGTTATTGTTATTGTGTGCCTTGATGTACTTATAATTGCTCATCTGTTTCTTAACATACCCTTAAGGGGGAAATCAGAAACTTTCGTAACTCACTATCTAGAAAATCTCGAAAAGCTCTACCCATTCGTAGATTAATAAGGAGGTCTCCCCATGAAACGGATTCCAACCTTCCTCGCCGGTATGCTCACCGCCGCAGTAATCGGCGGCCTTGGCGTGGGCGCCCTCGCCGCCTCTGGTGCAGTCACCTTCAACGCCTCGAACCTGATGTTCAACGGCACTCAGATATCCGCCAAGGGTGAGGGCTACACCCTCGATAACGGGTGTCAGGCCCCGGCCAGCATCACCTATACCGATGAGAAGGGCGGAGGCACTACCTACCTCCCCGTGCGCCGCATTTCGGAACTGCTGGATGTGGAGACCGGATGGGATGGGGCTACTGGGTCCGTGACCGTTGGCAAAGCTGCTGACACTACCGCCCCGTCCACTGATTACTCTGAGTGGAGCGTTGAGGAGGAAGCAGCGTATCAGGAGTTTAAGGGAATGTGGGATATCGAGACGGAAAATGGACTAGCAGTGCAGTCTATTACCGCAAAGTATAACGGGCATCTATCCGAGGAGGAACTTTCTAATTTGTTATTACTAAGCAAAGATAATATAGCTAGATTTTCTTATGAACTTGCTGACAAAACCATCGCAACAAATCCGCTTTGGTTTTACTATAAGGACGCTGGCATAGCAAATGTCGTGATGAACAGGGGCAACATTTTTGCTATATACGTTGGGGATACTAGGCTGAAATAAAAATTATCCAAAGTATGCCGTTGGCTTGTTGTCGCCCCATTCAATTCTGTCAACAAGAGTTAGGTCAAGAAGCGGAGTGTTTAGCCCTATACTGCTGTCTGCGAGTCCTGCTCCAATAATCCCCAGGTATTGCGCGCTAATGTTGATAAATTTGTCGTTATCGGACCACAGCCCAGGAGCCTCACCAATTGCATTTCCATGGAACACGATGCCAACTTGTCCTTTTCCGGTGGGGCTTTTTAGTTTAAGCCATCTACCAATAGTCGCATCTGTTCCTACATCAATGGTCGTATCAGATGTAATCTTTCCTCCGTAAATCTCTGTGCCGAAAATCTTAGACCCAAAGAGGTTCATGGTCACCACCCACTCGTCCGTCACCAGCGTGTCAAACTCTGCGGATGCCGTATACGCCTTTACCCATGCGGGAACATTGGCCGCGCTCCCCTGTGGGCCGGTCTCTCCCTGTGCCCCGTCCTTG